TATAAACTAATATTTTATTAATTACCCATAACGTCCTGCGTATACTTAGTTATTTCCATCCATATACGTAACGTCCCAATCCTCTTGAGGAATATTAGGTATATCTAAACATTCGTATTTTGGTATGCTTTGTTTTATTTGAGATTCGGTTAGTGAAGGGCAACTTCTATTATTACACTGAGACATATACAAACTGTCACCGTACGCCGTTCCTTGCAACTTATAAGCGCCCACATATTGAGTTGTTCGACCCGTCAAATGCTGGCCGGAAAACGTGGACTCTTCTACACGTTGTACATCATAAGTACCTGGATTTTTTTCCCAATCTTCTGTTGGTTTTATGTATAAAGGTGTAGATTCACTTCTTTTGTCCGTAACCTCCTTCCAGCTGTTGAAAGACAGGTATTTATCTTCATTATTTTTTGGTAAAAATATAGAACATGGTATTGGTTTGGGTAGTTGTTTTTGTATTTGTGGGTTAAATTCGTGTATTCCCTTATAACCCCGATATTGTTCTTGATATGGGTCTATTGCTGGTTCATTTACACGTACGATACGGTCTCTCCCATAAACGTCTTTCGAATAGTCTTCAAAATTGTTTATTATTTTACCTTCATATAAATCCAAACATAAAAGTTCACCTACATCCGTTACCACGAGTGCAAAACTTCTTCTTTTATTAGTATTAAGCCTAATCGCTTTTTCGGTATCAATACGTTGGCGAAAGGACCAGTCGGCGAATAGATCCGGGTTGGCCTTCACAGTTTCATTTTCTTTGTAGAATATCAAAGAATGTATTTGAGAACCACCAGACGCCATTTGTGAAGAATACAATATAGTAGAAGTGGAATTCGGTGTACGAATACGCACTTTATATTTATCGGATTCAGCATCTTTAGTATATAATCCATCGTTAGGTATAAAAATAGCATAATACTTTTTATTTGGTGAATAATATTTCTTGTTTGGTACAATCTCACCATTATTTGAAAAATTGTGTAAAAATGGCATTGCGCCAATTAAACCAAATTTAGCATTTTCATAATCAGTTTTATTAACTTTATCCTTTGGTATTACTACTGGATTTAAAATAAGATCACTTGGCCACGCATTTCCATTTGGCGGAGACGTACCCGAACGCATACCAGAAATTAATTTATCGTCTTTTGTATACATTACGTATTTATCTTTTATGATTTTTATAATAAATTCACTTAAATCGTAAGTATCAAGATTCATTTGTATGTTCGTTCCGGGGATGACGCTGGGGATAGATCCTTTAAATCGATATATACCATCGTCATAGAATTTACGTTTATATAACATATCGCGTTCTACACTTTGAATTCCACGCATTAGACTCGGTGTTTGTAATATTTTCTTAAAAGAATACGTTTTATTAGCTTGATTATACTTTATTTTGAACCATTTTCCATCTGGAAATGTAGTAAAGGTATATATAGGAATTCCTATAACGGGAGTCATTAACTCTTTACCAATTGACTGATTAAGTTCAGATTTATTATAAATCATTTGGATATAAACGGTTTTGTTTTCACATTTCATTTCATCTCTCACATTGTCCCAACAAACATCTACTATTCTCGTAGTTTTTGCACTAGGCATAATATCATCCCGCGTTGCCCATCTAGAGCTTTCTTCCTCGGTTCGTCCGTAGCCGTCTAACGGTTCGTTAATAGATAATTGATTATTACCTGTCACGTGGAATCGAGTCCTTTGCGAGTAGATGGACGACGAAGCAGAAAAGGTGGCACCATAAGGCGTGTCATCATTTGATATACTCCATATAAGATACCTTACCGATTCTACATTAAACCATACAATATTATTTTTTATAATGTCATAAAATGTTGTAGTTGGGGATATTTTAATAGTTTGTAATTGTTCGTAATCGATAACACTTTTCGTATTCACGTGTTTACCCAATATAACCACGTTCCATGTTTCAGAACCATATTTGAGTTTTTCATCTTCAATCTTTTTCTTAGCCGCTGCTATTGCAGCCGCTTTTTGTTCCTCTTCTAATTTTTTCTTAGCTTCTGCCGCTTCCGCTGCCGCTACCGCCGCTGCCGCTGCCGCTGCCGCTGCTAGTGCTTCTGCAGCTGCTTTCTGTTCCTCTTCTAATTTTTTCTGTGCTTCTTCTGCATCCTTTATAGCTTGTATTCTTTCTTGTTCATTCTTCGCTTCTTCTAATTTTTTCTTAGCTTCTGCTGCCGCCGCTTCTGCAGCTGCTTTTTGTTCCTCTTCTAATTTTTTCTGTGCTGCTGCCGCTTCCGCTGCCGCTACCGCCGCTACCGCTGCCGCTGCCGCTGCTGCCGCTGCTTTCTGTTCCTCTTCTAATTTTTTCTGTGCTGCTGCCGCTGCTTGCGCCGCTGCCTCTTCTTCGTTTAATAATTTTTGAGCCTCAGTTCTAGCCGAAGGAAAATGGTAAGAACTCTTACTTAAAATTTCTTTTAATATTGATTTTTTCATTGTTGGGTATTCCTCATAAAATTTATTTTCTTTCTCGAGTCGATCTTTTTCTATTTTCTCCATTTGTTTCCGCTCTTGTTCTGCCCTTTCTGCTGCTTCTGCTGCTGCTTTCTCGTCCTTCTTTCTCTGTATTTCTTCCGGGGAATCACCTATTTCTGATACATTTACTTTTACATATACGTCTTTCCAATAGTTTTTAAAATCAAAGCGAAAACGAAAAGGCTGGACATATTCTGCATTTATAAAATTTTTATCAGATTCCTTTTGTTCTCTGATATAAGTATCTATAACAGATTGTCTTGTCCCGTGACCGGTGTCTCTTTCATTACTATCAAAAGATTCGGCATAACTTCGTACTTTAGTCTCAGAACTAGAATAGTAAATATGGATTTCTTTTTCAACTACTTTTACTACTTTATTTTTCGGCAAATTTTCGATGTCGATGGAAATTTCTGATACATTTACTTTTATATATACTTCTTTATTTTCAAGCCTTACACCGACATATTCTGCATTATAAAAATTTTTATCAGATTCCTTTTGTTTTTTGATATAATCGTTTATAATAATTCGTCTCTTACGTTCATCGCTTTTAATAGATTCGGCATAAATTCGTGCCAAATTCTCAGCGACAAACGTCTTCTTGATGTCTTTTTCAACTACTTTTATTATTTTACCGCTTTCTAACTTAAGAGTTGGAGGTTGATAAAGGGGAGGGAGAGGAGGAGGAGGTGGTGGAGGTGGAGCTTCCTTTCTGTTCGTAATTTCGACTGTAATATTAAGTGACCATACACTTCTTCCTGTTCGATTAACTTCTATTTTGACAACTGATATATCTGAAGCCGTGAAAGATCCCGCGCCAGACGAAGTGAGATTTTTTGCAATATCGGCTTCAATTTCCGCTCGTTTATCACTTCCACTTTTCAAATAGTTAGCGGCGGCATCATTCGCCTGCTTTTCACTAACATACATTCCATGGGCAATTGTACTAGTAGTTACTAAAGGTGCGAAGAATGTTTTAACTCTAATTCCATCTTCCTTATAATTTTCCGCTTCCCCCCTATTAGATGGTAATTTTTCAGATCTCTTAATTTCATTACCATCAGTATCCAATAACTTAACAAACGATCCCGCCCATCTATCATGACAACAATCGGTTCTATTGTATACCAAAACTTTATCTATCACCGAGTACTCTTTTCCCAAATCTATTTTAAAGTAATTTGTTTTCGCATCGTTCGTATGAGCAAAATTAAGACTCGACGTTTGTTGGTCAAATAATTGTTGTGGGGGAAACTCATTACCATCCTTATAAAAGCCAGATACTGAATCAACTGTATCTCCACCGAAACCTTTTACAATATTTACACCTCCTGAATATACTTCAATCTCACGTATATTCAAGGGTCTATTATAATCCGAATCTTCGTATCCGAACCATACGTACCGGATACCTTTTGTGGAAGGAGTTGGAGTTGGAGTTGGAGTTGGAGTTGGAGTTGGAGTTGGAGTTGGAGTTGGAGTTGGAGTTGGAGTTGGAGGAGTAGGGGGTAGAGGTTCTAAAGATGCAGCTGGTGGAGGTGTATACGATTTAGTAATGGTTTTCTGAAATATTTTTGTCCCACTCTCATTTTGTGCAATGTGTGATGTATCTTCTATAGTCGCACTCGTGATATAACACATAGGTGTGAAAATATCTGAATATTCGATAGAATTACAATATTCTAATTCATCACACACTTCTTTACAATCATCGATACTTATATCAGTAAGACGAGAATATTCAGATATTTTACCCGGAATGTCATCAGAATTTACGAATTTACCATTCAAACTACTGTAGTTATATTTTTTATTATATGTAATCCATTTGTCAGGAGGAGGTGGAGGTTGAGATGGAGGTGCTGTAAATGTTGCTGTGAAAGTATCAGTTTGCTTTCCGTTAAGTTTAACAATATAGTCGTATGAACCGTAGTCATGTGCGTTAACTTTAAAACTGAAACTGGTTTCTCCATCCGTCAAAGTGTGTGTTTTTAAAACATACTCTTCAACAATGTATGGCTTCATGCAATTCAACTTTTCACAAGGGATCCCCGCCGCGTGAAAAGTGATTACGAACGAATTGTGCGCGTTCGTAATGTTTGTAATATTCACCGTCATCGTTTTTGAAATGTCTCTCACACTGTGCGAAACTGTATAGGTGGGTGTAGGTCTGGGTGGAGGTGGAGGTGGAGCTGGAGGGAGTGGAGCTGGAGGGGTAGGAGGTAGAGGTTCTAAAGATGCTGGTGGAGGTGGAGCTGGAGGGGTAGGAGGTAGAGGTTCTAAAGATGCTGGTGGAGGTGGAGCTGAGGGCTGAGGGGAAGGGGCTATGGGTACTCGAACGGGTACAGTGGGTTGAGGTTGACTAATTTTTGGGGGAGATTTTTCTCTTGGTGGTTTTATAGACGATCCTTGTGTCATACCATTTAAAATTTCATCTTCATCTTCCGAATCAGAATCCAAAACCGTATCCTGTATTTCCTCTTCTACAATATCTTCATCTATTTCTTCTTCCTGAACCTCATCAGATTTTACGGGTATATTCTTATATAGTATAGTTAACAGTAAAGTTGTTAACATAAGAATTATGAAGATGGTGAAATATAATAGCATCATACTGATATAATCTATTATTTTATTTTACTTTTTTCTATACACAAACCTAAATTTACTATACAAATCCGAAACCGGGTTCCCTTTAAGATCTTCCCATAGTGTTAAAGTAAACCCCAAATCTTCCATTCGTGTAAAAAACATATCCTTGTGTGCGATAGGTTCGACTTTTGGACCGTCGGCATAATACGGCGTATCGGCTAAATGGACGTATAACTTTTCCCCAAAGTTTCCTGAACTCGTATGTTTCATTAGAAAATAGTTTCCTAATTCGTCTTTTACGGGTGTATTCATGATAATCTTATCTGAATTCGGTATAATTCCTATGAATTGACCACCAGGTTTTATTCTATTTTTAATTGCTAATAAAGACGTCTCGAATAACTTGGGTGATTCAAATATATAGTGTAACGCAAAGTTATAACATACGACATCATATTTTCTTTGTGGACACGCGAATATATCACCTTCATAAAAATTGACACGTATTTTCATATTTTTGGCACGCGACTTAGCCTCCTTAAGTGATTCTGGGTTCGGTTCACACATACTTATATTTGCACCGGCGTGTCGCCACTTTTGGAGATCACCACCGAATCCACATCCTACATCCAAAATACTGTCGCCTTCGCGGG